TGGTACAGCTTATTATGGCAAAGCTGGTGGATCATCTGAGACATTCCCTGCTGCCAATGTTGTTGCTGTTCAGGCATCTGGATTGAATATTGCAAAACTTCTTGATGCAAAGAAAATTCTTGATAACAATGATGTAGATGAAGATGAACCTCGCTATATTGCTGTTACTGGTAATCAACTTGCTGATCTTCTTGCCACAACAGAAGTTACATCTGCTGATTTCAACTCAGTTCGTGCTTTAGTAGCTGGAAACATTGATACGTTTCTTGGTTTCAAATTCATCAAAGTTTCAACATCATTACTCGCGACAGATTCAAATGATTATCGTCGAGTAATTGCTTGGGCTAAGAATGGTCTTGGCTTAGGTGTTGCTAAAGAGATGAACAATCGTATGGATTCTATTCCTGGAAAGCACTATGCTACTCAAGTTTATGCTTCTGTCGATTGCGGCGCTACTCGCGTTGATTCAGACCGAGTTGTCGAGATAAAGTGCTCGGAATAGCAAATAAAAATTAATTAACAGGAGGTAAATATAATGGCTGATTTATATGGAGTACAAGCAACAAAAGTTAATACCGGCCCAACGGGAGCAAATATTGTAAGTCCAGGATTGTTGGGAGGTCGTGTTCGTTGCATGGTTGATACCTATGAAGCGTCTGCTGCAGCTATTGGTGCGACGATTCAATTAGGTCAAGCATTACCTGTCGGAGCAAAGGTATTAGGTTTTATTTTTGCTCACGATGCTCTTGGTAGTGCGACAGTTGATCTTGGTGACGCTGACAATGCAGATCGTTACATTGATGGAGCGAATGTATCTTCTGCTGGGATTATCAATGAAGGTGACGCTACTTTGATTGATGGTATTGCTTACGAAGTTCTTGGTACTGGTGCTACAGCAAGTGGAGATGACACAACAATCCTGTTGACTGTTATCGGTGCAACTCTTACCGGAACAATTAAGTTAGTTCTTTTTTACACAGTTGACTAAAAATATTGGGCGGTTTTCTTAACCGCCCTCTACTTAAAAGGAGGAAGGTTATGTCTAAATTTAAAATATTCTTAGCATTGATGCTGGTTGGAGTTCTTGCTTTTGCATCTCCGGCCATTGCTGTTAGTAATAACAGACTTCAATCAACAGGTGCAATAGAGGCATCTTCTGATGCTGAATTACCTGCTGGAACATGGGTATATGGCATTAGTATTTATGCAGATGCTGCTAGTTCTCAAATGGCTCTTTATGATTCATTGACAGTTGCGGCTGCCATTGGTAGTGAAGTAGATGAAGTTGGGGAAGCAACTCAATATGATACTAAAACTATTTGGTATCCAAAACCACTTTATTTTGCAACTGGTGTATCTGTTTATATTGAAACAGGTGTGGGTATTATTTATTACGGCCCGCCGCCCGAATAAGAATGGAAAATACAGCCGAGGATAAAACCTCGGCTGTTATCTTATGAAAATAAAAATATTCGATTATACGCTATGTTTATTTCTATTTTTATCTCCGTTGTTTTTGTTTAGAGATTATCAAGCAAGTCTTTCAAGAAGTTTGTTTTTCGTTACCGGTTCTTTGATATTATTTATTTTAAGTCTTAGTATGGAACCAAAGAGAGTTCTAAAAGATTTTTGGTTGATGGTGTTTCTCTTATTGGCCTTAGCTCGAGTATTCGTTAATGAACAACTCGGTCCGGGAGAATGGTTCAACTTCTGGTATTCTATGGCTGGTTTCTTTTACATATTGTGTGGGACTTTATTGTTCAGAACAGTCTATTGTTATGCTGATGGAGTTAAAAAATATTTTAAACCAATTTTAGCATTATGTATTTTGAATTGTATTCTCGCTATTTCTCAACAACTTGGATACGATTTCTTTTGGGGCAATTTGGTTAGATATAATCCGATATGCGGATTTTTTAGTACGCCGCAACAGCTAACTCAATATTCAGCTATTAGTATTCCAATACTATTTTTTATTAACCCGGCTCTAGTGACTATTCCGTTAATCTCTATGGTATTGGCGAAAGAAATATCCGCTATAGTTGCATTATTTGCAGGCGTGTTATTCGGGTTATTTTATCTCAACAAAAAAAGAATGTGTGTTCTTTTGTTGGGAATATCTTTTATTTTGTTGTTTACTAACATAGATCGCGTCAAGGTTAAGTGGTATACAAGGCCTGTTGTGTGGGAAAAGACGGTTAAGGCAATATTTAAGAAACCGTATTTAGGATGGGGTTATCAGAGTTTTACAAGTGTTGTCATCGAAAATGAAGATAAAATTGGAAAAGTACAAAATCCAAATGCTTTTAACGATTACTTACATACGGCTCAAGAACTTGGACTTCCTATTCTTGTTATTCTTTTTATGTTTTTTAAAAATTATTTTGTAAGGTTTCATAAAATTTATGGGAAAAGTTTATTGCTTATATGTTTGGCTTCCTCTATATGTATAGGGCTGGTTAATATGAGTGGCCAAGGATTAATACGATACGCTGGTGTTTCCGGTACTTTTATAGTTTTGTTTGCTTTATTTTGTATTCAATTAGAAAAGGAGAATCAAGATGGCCGCCACTCAAGTTAATATAGTCAATATTGCTCTAAGGAGCATTGGTGTTACCCGCATATCCTCTATGAGCGATGATGTTGAAGCACAGCGGGTAATGACTGATTTATATAACCACATTAGGGATGAGATGCTGGTTATTCATCCTTGGAATTTTGCTATCTGTTACTCTGACACCCTTGCTGAAAACGCTACCGATCCAAATTTTGATTATGACTATTCTTATGCTCTCCCATCTGATTGTCTGCGTGTTATTGAATTAGAAGATGCTGCGGATGAATTTAAAATTGTAGCTGGAAATCTATATACCGATACGGAAGATTCGAAGATAAAATATATTAAACAAGTCACAACAACATCAAGTTTTAGTAAGGCATTTGTCACAGCTTTTGCTGCACGATTAGCAGCAGAGGCGTGTTATTCTTTAACGGAATCTAAACCGTTACAAGAAAAGAAATTTGAAGAATACAATGTAAAATTAGCTCAAGCAAAAGTTGCAGATGCACAAGAAGGAACTCTTGAAAAGATAGAGGATTCTTCTTGGATAGATGACAGGGAGTAAAATGGCTAAAGTTAATACCATTATGAATACATGGACACGAGGAGAATTATCTCCCTATCTTGACGGACGTACCGACGTCAAGCAATATTATGCAGGAGCAAAGACAGTTGAAAATTTCTTTATCCTTCCTCACGGTAGTCTAAAACGCAGACCGGGTACATATTATGTCAATACCGCAAAAAGTAGCGCGGTAACTCGCCTTATTCCGTTTCAGTTTTCCACAACACAATCATATATTCTTTCATTCTGCGAGGGGTATATCGGCGTTTTTAAAGATCATGGTCATGTGCAATCTGGTGCGGCCGATTATTATTTAGACACAAATGCCGAGAATTCAATTACATATCTTGAAGCTGATTTATTTAATTTACAATTTGTTCAAGATGCTGATACTATGTGGATTGTTCACCCAACCTATAAGCCACAAAAACTGACTCGAACCGACCATGATGTATGGACTCTTAATGATTATGCCCCAACGGCAGATGTTTTTACTTCTGCCGACAACTATCCTTCTTGCGTTGCTATTTATGAACAGCGTCTTGTTTTTGCAAACACGAATGACGATTCTCAAAAAATATGGGCTACAGTTGCAGGAGATTACGATGATATGACAACAGGAGCCAATGATAGTGATGCCTATGTATATACGCTTGGTTCTCGTCGTGTAAATGCTATCCGTTGGCTTGCTGATTCTGATGTTTTGTATATCGGAACACTTGGAAGCGTGTTTAAAATGTGGTCTGGTTCTACTGATGAACCTATTACCCCAACAAATGTTAGCGTAAAACGTATCAGTTCTTATGGTGCTGCTAATATTATGCCGAAAGAATTGGGTGACTTTATTTATTATGTTGAGCGTAATAATAAGATTATTCGTGAGCTTTCATATAATCTTGAGTATGACAGAATTACTCCTGGAGAAATAACTCTTTTATCCGATCATATCACAGGAGTTAATGGTATTGTTGATATGGATTATCAGCAATCTCCTTATAGTATGTTATGGTGTGTTCGTGATGACGGAGAAATAGCTACTCTTACAAGACAGCTTGAACAAGAGGTCGTTGGGTGGTCAAGGATTGTCACCGACGGAGAATTTGAAAGTGTTGCTGTTATTCCTGGTGACGGTGGTGATGACGAAGTTTGGGTTGTTGTCCGTCGGTATATTGACGGGTCTTATGTCCGCTATATTGAATATTTTAAACCAACAATTTATGATGATCAAGAGGATGGGTATTTTGTTGATTGCGGTTTAACACTTGATACTGCAATAACTATCACAGGAATAACAAACGCGAATCCTGCTGTTGTAACAGCAACATCCCACGGTTTATCCGACGGAGATACTGTAACGATCCGTAATGTGGTTGGGCTAACTGAACTAAATGGGTCTAAGTATAAAGTTGCCAATAAAACAACTCATACTTTTGAGTTGACTGATACAGATGATACAGATATTGATTCTACAGAATATGAAACATATCTTAGTGGTGGTGAGGTTAGGAAGTGCGTTACGGCTGTGTCCGGGCTAAGTCATCTTGAGGGCGAGTCAGTTGCTTTATGTGTAGACGGTGCAGCTTTGGCAGAAGAAACCGTTTCGAGTGGTGCGGTTACGGCAGATTCTTCTGGTGGAGAGATTCATGCCGGGCTTCCTTATACTTCAATA